TCGTCTTTACTTACTACAGCCCGTTGTGGAAGCAGAATATCTACTACGCCTTCAGGTCTAAACGCCATCATGTGAACGCTATGCTCCCCGTTGCGGTTAAGAATGTCCACAACAAATAAGTCATACGGCAATAGCAAAACTTGTTTGCGAGATTTACTGCCATCAGCATCTTCCATGATTTTGTCCATGTAGATACCGCCATGTTCGCCGTAGCTAAATCCTTTTGGTGGTACAGGGCGTGTAACTGCTACTGGCACAGCTTGTGTTTCTATCTCAGCTTCTTCTTTGGCTTGCTCAATCACCAATTCTTTCTCGGTGTTGTCAGTTTTTAATTCTCTCCCCCATACCAGAGGGTTAGTAATTTTACCTAGGTGCGGGCATGAGGTACAAATGCCGGGGTTTATTTCATCTAGTTTTAAGCAAGGACTTGGACCCTTGGTGCTGTTCCATTTAGCGTTGATGCGTTCTTCATCGTATGGGTGCATTGCACCTAGTTTTTGCGCCCACTCGTAGCCGTCATCGCATTTCTTAGCCCATGACACTATGTTGAAAAACAATGGCTCCATGCCATCTTTGCTTGCGTTGGCTTTGTAGTGCTCAAGTTGACCGCATTGTTTTGTTGCGTCTATGTTTTTGAAAAACGTTGAGTTGTTTTCTATTAGTTTGACACTGGTTGCTCCTGTTGCTTTAGGGCGCTTGCCGGGTATATTGAGGGAGGTCTGCTCGTAGCTAGTAGTTAGCAAGTCTTTGAGGATAGCGTTGATCTTGTCTAGTTCAAACACCCCGCCAGCCACTTTAATAACCACTTTACGAGGTTTCTCTTGCTTGTAGTTGTTGGTGTCAGGAACCCTTAAAACCCTCGCCGCATCGCCTGTAACGCCGAAGTCAATACGTAGCCCTTCCTGTTTGCAAAGACGCTTTAGGTTCTCTGCTACGGGCTTCCAAGTGGCTATATCAACCTCTTCTATCAGGGGCCAATAAACGTGCAGTCCACCCCCACTAGATAAGATGTATGGGGTTCCAAGGTCGGCTAACGAAGTTGTAGACAAAAAGGAGTCCAGCGCCGCCGCAGCTTCGTTCTTATTAGAATAATCCTTTCCTTCGCCACAATCAATATCTAAAAATAGCGACTTGATTTTGGATGCGTTCTCTGCTACACGCTTGCCTGATTCTTTAAATGATGCTAGTGCGTAAAACGCATTGAGTCCTTGGCTATTAAACTGCATAGCTTCTTTGTATAAGTCTTCAATTGATTCAACAAACTTGTGTTCTTTCTTGGCTGTACTTAATTCACAAGAGCAGTAATACCCCGATGACGGTAGCACAGTCGCTAAAAAATCTTGCGACTTCATATTTGCCCTTTATTTACGATTACATTTTCTCATTGCTTCTTCCGATGTTGCGCTAGATGCAAGAATAATTAATAGGTTTTCTACACTCTTACGATATGCTGGTGATACCTCGGACCCGCCAAACCAGTTATAAATTGATTGTCTTGTTGCGCCTGTGTATTCTGCAATTTTTATTACAGGGAAGTCCAACTTAATAGCCCAACGACCTAGTTGATTACCTAGCGTCTTTGGGGCGCTTGATGTTGTTTGTCTTATAGTTTCTGAATACGGCATATTTCTCTCGTTAGTTAGGGTGGGGTACTTGCGTGATGTGAAGGAGCCGTCATAAATTAACGGTTATACAGGCTATTTAAGGTCGCCGAGCCGACCCACGCTTTCCCCCAAAACTTTACTCGTCGTCTGTTTCCCACTCGCCAATAACTTCGGCTAGCTTGCCTGTTTTCTTGGCTGGTACTGCATTGGGTTTAACGGCGGGTTTGCGTTTCTCAGGCTCATCAACCTCATCAGAGGCTTCTACCTTAACTGGCTTCTTGCCTTCTAACGCTAATGGCGTATCTGACTTCTTAGATACGCTCATTGTGATAGCTTGCTTGGCTTCAGTAGACTGCCCCTTCTTTGCACAAACCTCGTACTCATCATCAGTCAACCAACGCTGTGGTTGGAAGAACAACTTGGGTACTGCGGCTTTAGTATCAAAACGTAAACGAGTTACCAAGGTTTCGGGGTTAATGCTCTGTGCCGCTAAGTAGCGTGCGTATGCCTGTAGTGGGCGCTTATCGCCATCTTCCTTACCAAAGATAGAAGTAGCGGCTAGGGTCAACTGCATAACATCGCCATCCATATCGTTAGCTAATACAACCGCTAAGCGTTGGCTGAAACGGCAAGCACGAGAATCACCTTGCCCTGAACCCTTGGCATTTTGTGGGCAGTTAACACATGAATCAGATTGAGGTTCATCAATGCTTGCGTCAGGCTTATCGCCATCAGCAGACCAACAATTAGGCGCAGAGGTAGCGCCTTCCTCGTAAGTGCCAGCATAGAATGTGCGGCTGATTTTTGGTGCGGCTTGCACAATGACTACGTCAAGGTGGCGGTCTTCAATAGACGCAACTTCTTTACCGCCAGCGACCAAGCGGAATACCCCGCCCTTTGTTGAAATACGTTTTGTTGATGACCCTACGCCACCGGCAAGGCTCTTAGCTAATGATGAAAGTTCTGCACTCTTAGCAAAGGCAGGCAGTTTTGAGGGATTAAATGTAGTGAGTTCACTCATTTGTTTTTTCCTTAAGTTGTTGGTTTAGTAACGGTTACGGTGTTTTCAGTTAAAGAAGATAACCCCGCCGGAACCTTTCCGGGATTTTCTTCCAAAAATAAAGCCATATTAGATTGAGAAATTCTTCTTTCTACCAAATCCAAAGCATCGTTGTCCATCATAAATGTTTTGAATGAATCCCAATCGTCTGTGTAGTACCTCTTTTTAGTAGACAGGGAGATGTTGCCGCCCTCTGTTTTAACAGACTTAAGTCCAAGTTCACGCATTTGATCTTTCATAGCGTTCTTGAGTTCGTCTTTCTGTTCTTCCAGTTTGTCTAACTGTTTTTGTATTTCTTGCGTTTTTAAATATATCTTTCGATACACTCTTGCTAAAGTTTCTAGCGGTACTACTTCGTTTTCTTCTGACATCTATTTTCTCCTTTCAATGTCTTTGTCAAATACTTTACATCTACAGCGGTGCAAATACAACCCGATATAGGGTTTTTACTTATCCGTTAATCTCTTCTTTATACAAGCTTAACAGAATGTCGTGTCCTCTTACCCGTTTTTCTAATTGGGCGAACATCTTTTTTTCTATCTCGCTACCTTGTAAGTGTATCACAGTTACTTTCGTAGAATCCTGTCCGATTCGGTCAGCACGAGCAATACATTGAAGGTAGGTTTCTACAGACATAACTGGTCCATAGAAAATTACTGTATCAGCCGCAGTAAGCGTTACACCATGAGATGCGGATTGCGGTTGAACTACTAAAATACGGGGGTCAGGAAGCGTTTGGAAGCGTTTAAAGATGTCTGTGCGTTTGGATACCCCTACATCCCCATGAATTACTTCAGAGGCTACATTGTGCTTTAAAAGGTGCGTATGAATGGTTTCTATACTGTGTCTAAACGGCGCAAAGACAATGACCTTGCGGTTAGTTTCTTCTAATACTTCCAGTAGTACTTGTAGACGTGGGGCGCAATCAAACTCCACAACTTCATGGTCGTCTGTGTATGCCGCACCAGCGCTGATTTGAAGAAGCTTGCTAACACCAGCCGCCGCATTAACTGCGGTAATTGTTTCTCCAGCCGCTTGCATAACCATTTTGTCTTTCAACTGCCTGTAGTATTTAACTTGCTGTGAAGTTAGCGGTATCTCTCGGGTTTCTGTAAGGACTGGTGGTAGGTCGGTACATTCTTCTTTGGTAAACCTAATGGCTGGTTGTAGCGCCTCAAATACTGCTTCAGCCGCACCCTTCTTTGGAACCCATTTGAACTGTGTAAGTTTCTGCATAGTCTTGTCACGCCATGCAGTAGCAAACTTAGGCACACCGCCGGGATTAACTAACCCAGCCAAACCGTACGCATCTACAGGCGATTGAGAAGCTGGCGTTCCTGTCATCATCCAAAGCATTGTGTCAGGCTTAAGTATTTTGTTAAGTGATTTCCAGCGTTTAGTGGATGTGTTTTTGTATGCGTTAGCTTCGTCAACAATCACTAGGTCAAACTTGCCGTTGGCAACTACCTCGTCAGCAATTAGATTTAATCCGTCATAGTTGACTACTACAAACTCGTAACTACCCTGAACCATTTCTATACGGCGAGTAGCTTGCGCATGATGAGCCACCACAATCGAACGATGAATAATACTCTTGCCAACACCATTCATCCAAGCGTCGTGCATGATAGATAGCGGACAGAGGATAAGGCAACGGCGCACAATCCCTAAATTCATTAAGTAGTCAGCCGCCCATAAAGCACTGAGGGTTTTCCCTGTGCCGGGGTCATTAAATACAAAGGCTCTGCGATTGAGCGTTAAGAACTCTGAGGTATCTTCTTGGTGTGCAAACGGCTTATACATTCCGGGCCATTTATACCTAGCGCGTATGGGAGAAGGGGCGCCTTTAACACCTAGATTGCGTAACACACGCACTTCGTCTAGTCCCCACTTAACTGCGACTTTATGTATGCTGCCATTCGATTCCACAATGGCGTGGTTAGGTATGACTGCGTATTTTTCAGGGTTGCGGGTATTAAACACCAGCGCTTTGTTTTGTACAATTTCCATTACACCATCCTGTAGGTTAAGCCCGAGTTACCATCAGGTGCGGTAACAAGTCTGTGAGATTCTAAAAGGTTAGCCATAACTAAACGCATAAACGTATTAGCCCAAAACGGGTCTTCTTTAATTTCTTCAACAGTAACCCAGTTGTTGCCCCATCTAGCCAACCACATAGCTTCAAGCGTATCAGTAGGTGTATCAAAAGCTGGTGATGCTTCATTAAAAACTTCACCAAAATCTCTGAATAAACTGCTTAGTAGTTCCATGTTTTCCTTTCGTTGTTGTCAGTATTATTTTTTGTTGTCTGACATATTTGCTTTGGGAGATCGTAGTCTTAGGTTGCCCTTTGTTGACTTGCCCCCCGCTTTCAAAGGCTTGATGTGGTCAATGTGTTTGCCCTTGCGGTCAACGCCTTCTTTATCGTATTTGCGTCTTGCACGTTGGCGCTCGATTTGGTCATCGGTTTCGCCTGTTTTCTTTTGCAGTTTGTATGCGTGTTTAAAGTCACGTTTGCCATTTACTTGAGTCATACTAGTCCTAGTGCTTGGGGTTAAATTCACAAGTTTTGACCTGACACCAACCGCATAGGGGTGTGCTTGTAGGATTCCAAACACCATTTGCATGGCTGGCTTCCAGTCTAGCTACCCTTTCCCTATACAACTGCCAGTGAAAGTCTTTCTCGTCTAACATCATTTTAGACTTAACCATACTATTTTTCACTACAAAAAGCAAAGATGAGTTTACTTGCCGTATATGAGGGAAATGGGCAAACACCATCAGGGACATCAGAATTAGCTGATCTCTGTCGGGGTATCTATCGTTGCCTGTTTTGTAATCAACTACCCAAGCCTTTAGCCCATCGTCATCTATGATAACCAAATCAGCAATTCCTCTAGCCCAAACATCCTCAGCATCGAACGCACAGGGGGAAAGATCAACCCGAACACCCATCTCTAACTCAGGTAGTTTCCTACCCTTGATCTTCATAAGTTGTTCTAGAATCGGTTTCATGTAGGCGTATTCTTCGGGAACTTCCTTGCCCTCTTTAACATACAACTCAGCCGCTTCATGCACTTGCTTGCCGTAGCGTGTGTGAACTGTGTCTTGAAAGGGGTAGTTCTTTAATACCTTAACTTCGTAGAACCGCCTAGCACAACCCTCGTAATCTTTTAACCCACTGTGTGACCACTTTATCACTTAGCATCTCCGTATCGTTTAGCGCTACTTACTTCTGCATCTAAGGGAATACCTTGCATATAGTGTGGCTCCATGACCACCTGCGCCAAGACCCAGTTTTCAGCTTCAGTAGCTTCTTCCTCAGGGACTAGCGCAACAACTTCATCATGTACTGTCAGCACGCATGGGTATCTTTCTTGGATACGCAACATACCATCAGTCATAACACAACGAGCCACAGCCTGAACGATGTTTTCTACTAGCTTACCGCCATATAGTTTCTTCTCGTCAGGACCATACATCCATTGCGGTCTGCCTTGTGCGTCAGGTTTACTCTTAATACTTGGGTAACGCAAAGCCAAACCGCTAGGTAGTATTATACGCTCCTTTTCAAATATTAGACACTTGTGTTCGTAAGGTTTGCCCTCTGAAATACTGTGGGGTATTAACGAATTACATAACTCCCAAAAGCTAACTACGGGTTGAGCCGCATACCTATATTTGTTGATGATTTCTTTAGCCGCTAAGCAGTGAATTAATAATTCTCCTTCCGAGCAGGTATGTGGTATGTTGTGCATCATTTCCAC